AATCACATGTCTCGAAAACGTAGGTTACCGCAACATAGAATTTGCAAGCCTGTTCTTGTCCTGTGCAAGTAACATTTACTTTGCCAACATGCACTCGGAGCCCTACAAGCTTATTCCGACCAACCCAGTAAATCTTGTCTGTTCGGTCAACGTCGATGCGTTCAGTTTGAACCTTGATGCAAGAGCATTCGTGAGCCCCTGAGGTTTCGCGATAGCTCGCAAGTGGCTTGTAAGTGTCGATCGCGTATCCGTATTCAATGTGCTGCGATGCCCATAAGCCGCAATGCTCGGCATATGGTTGGCAAGCTAAATTGAAGTCGGCAATAAAGCAGCAAGCGCCTTGCAAAAAACTATCCGATGGTGGCTCTGGATCGCCTTCACCTTCGCCAACACCAGCACCAACACCGCCGCCAGGATTACCTCCACCGCCTTCGCAATCTTCAACTGGTGAAATTAACGAGACCGAAGTGTATGGCATGTCCTCAAGATCAAGACAGCAACCGCAACCACACTTACCGAAGCAACTCATCTAGCAAATCTCCACAGCGACCCAACGAGACCCAACACGAAAACAGATCAGCACCGAACCGCTGACAATTACCGATGCCGCAGGATTTACCACGTTGATGTCGAAAAGGTCGCTTAGTACCGCAGTCGATGAAATCTGCTTAGCCTTAGCTGTCCCTGTGCCGAGCGTATTGCCAACCCTTGCAGTCAGATTGCTAGTCGCGAAGGCCAGAACAGTATCAGCCGTCGAAACATGATCGTTTCCATTCTGACCGCCTGAGGCCTTGCCTCCGATGCTTTGAAGCAAAGCTTGGCTGTCTGACTCGTTGAAAGCGTAAAGCGTCTCATTGGCCATGCTAGGAAGTCCTAATGAACGACGAGAAGTTGATTTCCTTTTTCACCCGAAACGACAGTTCAGCCGGATCGGTTGCCTTAGCCCCAGAGCCGTTTAGAGGCCCAACCATCGGGAAAGTGTTGGTATCGTCCATGTATCGCTTTCGATTGCCACCATCGAGATAAAATGGCCCGATGTCGGCTCGCACCTCGTCATGTGTGTCGGGATCATAGGTCACCTTGTACTTGACCCGCCAAGCGTTGTAACCCGCGTAGGAACCAAGTTCAGCCTCTTGCACTTCTATAAGCAATGTGCGAGCCGCAAACACCTGACCAATAGCGTCGAATGATGCGTTGTTAACCGTGTCGTTTCGATCCAGGAAATCTTTTAGCTTTAGCCCTGCGTCCTCAAACTGAACGAACGAGAATTGACAGAGCGAACTGGTTTGAGTCAGTGGGGTATCGAATGGAGTCTTGGCACTGTTGACCGGGTATTTAGCCGGGTTGCTTCGATCCTTGCTAAGGATCTTTTCTTTTGTGGTGAATGAATCGATTCGGAATACTGGAATCCATGTTGCCGGATCTGGGTTCTGCTCTTGGTTCTGCTTTTGTTCTTCCGATCCCGTCTGAAATCGAGCCGTAACATTCCAATACAGAGCGTGTTTTTCTTCCCGCTCGCATGAAACCTCGTCACAAACAAGGTTGAGTTGACCGTAAAGCAATCCGGCCCGAGGTAGGCCAGGAGTGTTATAAAGCACATCAAAGCGGTTGCTAGTAACCTGATCGGTCTTTACTCGATAGTTCCAAGTCTCGCCAAATATTAGTTGAAAGCCTTGACCCTTGCGACAAAAACCGGATCCCTTGCGAAGTTCTGCGCCGACTAATTCATTTGCCATGATTACCTCGCAAATTGTAGTCTAGGGGCTTGCTGCGCCATTTCGTTGGCTTTCTTTTGCTCGAACAACATCGCGTCTTGCCACCGCTTTTGCTCAATCTTTTGTTGGATGTCGGCGTTCTGCTTAGTCAAAAACGCTGCTACCTCTTTTGTGCCTGCTTTCATCGCTGGAGCGATGTTTGCTGCGATCGTTTGAGCCATTGCACCAAAGCGATCCTGAGCACCTTGTTTCTTTTGCTGTGATGCTTCAAACTCCGATCGAGCAAAGATCGATTGCTCTGCCAATGCTGCCCGCTTGCGGATACCCTCTTTTTGCTTCTCGTTGTCTCCAGCCTCTTGGATCTGTCGCTTGAAAATCTCATCAAGCGTTGCGTACTCTTTTCGCAAGGCATCGCTAGACAGGAAGTTCTTATCCTTCATCGCTGCAACTTGTTTTTCAATCTCAAGTTGCTTGTTGGCTGACTCGATTTGCGAGTGAACCGCATTGAGCTCGTTAAGCCGTCTTGTTTCGCTCATCTCAAGCAATGCTGCTTCGGCTTGCTGCTTTTCTCCCGCTGTCATTCCAAACGTGTCATCGAACAGCTTCGCTTTCTCGTATTGCTCGGGACTCATACCTGCTTTGGTTCGTTCTTCGCTAATCTGCTTTATGCGACTGTTAAACGCCGATCGTTCACCCTCGATCCTTTTGATTTCAGCCTCGATCGCTTTTTCTTCCGCCTTTGCTGCTCGCTCTTTTTCGTCCGCTATTTGCTTAGCAAGCCTAGCACGCTCTCGCTCTTGATCGGCCATCTTTTTTTCGAGCCGTTCGGACTCTTCAAAAATCGCTTTCTCCTGTGCTGTCAATTCCTTTTTTTGCTTTGACATTTCGACAAGCTTAATCATGCCATCCAACGCAAGATCGATTCCAGGCTTTATTTCTCTTTCACCTACAGAGGTTGCAAATTGCTTGAATTCGCTTTGCAGTTTAGCAATTTTGACCGACGTAGTAGCGGCCATCTTTTCATTCATGCCCGCAAACATCCCGCCATCTTTGGTTGCGTTGATGAATGCGGCACTTAGCATCTCGACGCTAATCTTTCCGTCCTCCATTCGCTTACGCAATTCAGCAACGCTTACGCCAGTGTCCTTGCTAATTTGCTGCAAAGGATTAAAACCAGCGTTTACCATCTGCAAGACCTCTTGGCCCATTAGCCGTCCAGCCGCTTGAGCCTGACCGAATGCCAATGCAAGCGATTGAAATCGCTCGTTGTTACCCATCGAGATTTCGCTCATCGATTCCATTATTGGAACAACATCGCGAACACCCACGCCAAACTGCATCAATGTCTTTGCAGCATCTTGGAAGTTGGTAGCACTCAACGCCGATGCTTGATCCATGCGGACAAATTCCGCCATAAGCCTTTTTGTAGCCGCTTCCGACTTTGTAAACACATCGATTTGGGCTCGCACTTGTTCAACTTGCATCGCAAGACCAAGAGCGTGCTTACCAAAGTCAGCCATTCCCTTGATAGCACCAAGCGAAGCACCCGCAACAGCCAAACCGTTGAGGGCGAAGGTTGCCTTGTTGATTGACATAGGAGCACTTGAGCCGAAGGTATCCGTCGCATCTGATTGCCTTCGAATTCCTTCAAGGTACTGCTGGAATCTTGCTTGCCTTGCGTCCTCAGCTTGTTTGGCTTTGAGCTTGGCTTGCGTTGCCTTATCTTCGGCTCTTGCTGCTTGCTCTGCGTACATCGCAGCAACTCCATGTTTTTTGGCTAAAGCATCTACTGCCGCGTTGTAGCTATGAACGCTCAAGCCTCCCGCAGCATAGGCCCGATCTAGCAATGCAATGTCTTTAGCCATCTTTTGCAATGGAGTCTCGGCGGATTTGATTGTGCGAGTCAAAGATGCCAACTCACCGCGCGTAAACATGCCGCCCTTCTTGAGCTCGTCAACATCCATGCCGATCTTGATGTTTGCAATGTTGATTGTTTGAGCCATCGCTTACTTACCTCCAAATCCAAACATCGCTTTGACCTGACCAGCCATCTCTTTTGCGGTATCCATGCCATCCATCAGAATCGATTTGAGGCTTACTTTCTTTCGAGCGTATCTAGAAGGCATGAATTCCTCGATCTCTGGACAGTCCTTGCCGGCCCGGACAAATAGATCCAAGTGCGTTGCGTGTGCCAACGTTGCTGTCTGCAACCATTGCTCGCCCATTGGCTCAACCTTGTCCCAAGCTACCCACTGATTTAACTGTCCCGCAGGCATCGAGCGAACCCACCGGAGCGGATCCGCAATGCCAAAAGCCAATGCCAGCCGAAAGGCAACCTTTAGCCTTGGGCTGGTTTGGATTTTTTTACCAAGTCGTCAATTTCTTTGGCATCGTACGAGGACAACGTAAGGCAATCCTCGTAAAGCTTGCCGACGATCTGCTTTGGCAGTCCCTTGAGCCTCTCGGGATCGCTAATAACGCGGTTTCCTTCGATGTCACGCAGGCAGTAAGCAACCATTAGCCGACGATGCCGAGACAAATCAAACTTGCCTTTCTTGTCTTGCATTGCGACTTCCATTTCAGCCGCATCGCCTTCGGACAACTCATGCAAGACATATTCCTTGCCATTGACTAGCACCGGCTTGGTATTCAGTGGCCTTTCGACCAATGCAAAAAACTCATCTTCGATGTTACTCATCTTCCGATTCCTCCTTGCGGATCGCTTCAAGTGCATCCTCATAGAACTTGCGGGAGTGCTGCTCTGGCCGTTGCACTTCGACCGGATGACCTTGAACCTGTTCAGCCTGCAAAGCAATCGAGGCCAATTCGTCGTCCGTCAACGCATCATGCGGAAACTGGAATAAGGCTTGTATTTGTGCCACCTTGCCGAAAGGAAGATAGCCGACCAAAACACCATTAACGCCGATTTGGAATTGGTTGAGGTCTTTTAACCGACCGTCAACCGAATATCCTTGTTGCCTAACCAAAGTAAACATGCTCGCTCCTATTAAGCAGCCGTGAAAGTGATATCTGTTGCACCGTCAAACTGGAGCGTGTAGCTTCCGGTCATGATGGTGCCCTTTTCGAGCGTCGGAGTTTTGACCGACTTGACAAACGCAGTTCCCTGGAAAGATCCAGCACCGGGCAGCGTAATCGTCACTGAGATTCCCGCGTAAGGTTCAGCCGATGGAATCATGGCAGTCGTAAAAGGGATCGTAGATCCGAGCCAATAGAATTCCACTTCGACTTCGGGATTTTTGCGAAGATCCGAAGGGCGAAGCAACTCGAATCCAGCCGCTCCCAAGTCGGTAATGTCGAGTTGATCGACTCCGATGGTCATTTCGCCAATTCGTTTTAGCTTGGTAGTAATCAAGCCAGTCCCGGAAATGGTCGCTCCAAGTCCAGTAGTCGGTACAGTCAATGCAGCCATGTCTAGGGCTCCCCATAGTGAACCAAGAGATCGAAGCTAACCAAATACCGATGCTCTTGGTTTCCATCGGTTGGAGTGTCGTTTAGGTATTCGTCGGCACTGTCAAAATCGATTCCTGCAAATGAGTAACCGTCAACAGTCCCGCGAAAAAAATCAATTCCGGTTTCGCGAATCGCTTTGCTGATCGAGCTTGCGACCCGCCGAGTAGTTGCATAGCAATCAAAGGTTACTCGGGCATGAGCCGACTTGGTTACACCGTCGATGGCGTGATCTCGTTCGGTTGATGTCACATAGTAAACAATTGCAGGCAGTTGAGCATTTTGGACAAGTGCATCGGGATACATTCGCTGACCAACAAGCGTTGATACAGTGTTGTAGCTGAGTAGCTTTGTTCGTAATGCTTCGCCGATCGCCGACATTACAACTCCCCGTTGATGACGATGATATCCCGAGATGCCGCCTCTGCGGAATTGCTGATTC